AGCAAGCTCACGATCACGAACCAGGTGATGGGGACGACGCCGACCTTCAAGGCGACGTTCTATACCAACTACGCCGGTAGTGGGACTGCCTTGCGTCTCAACGCCTGCATGGCCGACAAATTGTCACTGCCGACCAAGGTCGACGACTGGATGATTCACGAGCTCGATTTCTCGGCTTTCGCCGATGCTTCCGGAACGATCGGCTATCTAAGTACGGTGGAGTGATGCTTCCCGGGGTGACGATTGCGATGGGCGGGCGGGATTGGTTGGTTCCGCCGCTTACTCTCGGTCAGCTCCGCCGGCTGATGCCCAAGGTGCGGCAATTGACCGAGATCGGCGCATCAATGGGCGAGACGCAGATCAGCGTGCTCGTCGAAATCGTCGCCACGGCATTGCAACGCAACTATCCCGATGCAACGGCAGACATGGTCGAGAACCTGCTCGATCTTGGCAATGCCAGCGCCGTGCTGAATGCGGTGCTTACCGGCTCAGGGCTGAAGCTGCGCGATGACCGCCTGGGGGAAGCGTCGGCCCCCGGGGCCGGCCCGGGGGCAGGCTCGACAACCGCGGGACTACCATCGGACTTGGTCCGGGAGGTGCCGACGGCTGGGGACATATCTATGGCCTCCTCGCTACCGCCTGCGGCTACAGCTACCCCGTAATCGACGAGATGACGCTCTTCGATTTCGAAGAGCTGATGGCATATTGGGTCGAGCATCCGCCGGTTCACATCTTGGTCGGGGCGTATCTCGGCGTCGGTAAACATCAGCGCGAGCCGATACCCTCTGCCGGTTCCGGGCCGGGCCGCGCGCTGAGCTCGGATCTCCCAACGATCCTAGCCGAGCTCGGCCCCGGATTTGGGGCGCGCGACGTTCATGCCGGACTCCCCGGGGTGGTGCTCGATTTCTCTGAGCTACGGCGGCGAGAGAGAAGTAGCGACTGAAGCTCGCAGCGCGCCACAAGGGCGAGAATTGAGCACCGTCGGGTGCCCAGGTCACTGAGGGGCTATCATGGCCGACATTGAAACCAGCGTCGTCATCAGCGTCCAAACCGACGATCTCCAATCCGGAATGGAGGCCGCATCAAATTCCGTTCAGGTGGCCACGGATGCAATGCGGGCCCAGTTCGCGGGGCTGGGTGCCGCCGCTCAGCAGGCACAATCGCAGATCAACACCGCTGCAGCGCAGGTCGGATCGAGCATCGGCGCGCTCCAGTCTAAGGCCGCGAACCTCGCGGGCCAGATAGGCGATAGCCTAACGCCAAATAGTGGCGACGCGGACAGCCGCAATTCCGGCCAGGTAGTAGCGCGATCGAACCCAACCGCTCCCGCTCGCAGCGGGGCCGGTTCCGACAGTCTGTCAGCATGGCGCGCAGAACTGCAGGACCAGCTGTTGGCCGAGCAAGATTTCTTTGGTCAATCAAAGGCAGAAGAACTGGCGTTTTGGCAGGACAAGCTGGCGCTGACCGAAGCCGGATCGAACGCCCGCTTGGCGGTCGAACGCAACATTTACGAGTTGGAAAAACAGCTTGCCGTGCAAGCCGAACGCGATCAGCTCGACCAACTCAAGGCCGATCAGAAGGTCGCGGATACGAAATTCGCCAACTACAAGGCGGCGATCGATGACGAGGCCGCACTCGGCCAAATTTCGGCTACCGAGCAGGTCCGGCAGGAGCAAGATCTTCTCGACCTCAAATGGTCCTACGACCAGGCATATTACGAGAAGAAGCTCGACGCGGCGGAGAACGATGTCCGGACCCAGCAAAAAATAATCGAAGAACAGGAGCTCGCCTACGAGAAGTATGTCGGCGAGGTCCAAGCGCTTGATACCAAACTGGCAGAAGCAAACAAAAAAGCGTGGGACGATTTGGTTGCGCCGGTCGAACGCGCGATCGATACTTCAGTCACCGGCATCATCCTGGGCACGACGACGGTGCAGAAGGCGCTGGCGAACCTTGCTCAGTCGATTATCGCAGAATTCGTCAACTCGGCGGTCAAGGGCGTCTTCGGCCAAATCGGCAATTTCTTTGGCGCCAGTATCCTCGGAGGCGGCGGAGATCAGGACTTCTCGGGGGGTCTCACCAGCGCCGGCGAGGAAGTGGCGGGCAGCGGCCTTGCTGAAGGTCTAGGACTCACCAGCCTGGGTGGCTCGGGGGGTATCCTCGGCAGCCTGTTCAAGGGGATCGGCACTTTGTTTGGCTTTGAGCATGGAGGCATCGTGCCGAGCGCGCAGGGCGGGTGGGCAGTACCGAGCCTGGGGCCGGCCGGGGTGCTCGCTCAGCTGCACAGCAATGAGATGGTGCTGCCTGCGAATATCTCCCAAGGTCTGCAGAACTTGATTGCGACGCCGAACGGCGCCAATGCGAGTGGCGGCGGTGCCCCCGTTGTTGTCAATTTTGGCGTCTCAGCGATGGATAGCCAGGACGTGGCGCGGTTTTTTCGCAGCAACGGCAGTGCGCTTGTTGCGGCGATCAACAACGCAACGCGCAACGGATCGATGCTGCGGACGAGCTGATGGCGGACATAGGAGTTTTCCCGTCGTTGCCCGGTCTCGCCTGGAGCGTCACCAAGACGCCGACCTTTCAGACCCGCATCCAACGATCGGTGTCCGGGCGGGAATTGCGAGCGCTCGATTATCCCTACCCGCTATGGCAGTTTACGCTGGTCTTTGATCTATTGCGTGACAACCCGGCAGCCGGCTACGACGAGCTGAGAACCTTGATGGGGTTCTTCCTGCTCTGCCAGGGCGCCTTCGGCACGTTCGTGTTTCGAGACCCGAGCGACGATCAGGTCACCGGGCAGCAGATCGGCGTCGGCAACGCCAGTACGACCGTCTTCCAATTGCAGCGGGCGATGGGCGCAACGCTGCCCGGCGGCGGTTTTCTGGAACCAATCGTAGCGCCTAACGTCGTCAGTGCGGTCTACCTCGATGGCATCACGCAAAGTCCGGGAAACTACAGCGTAGACCCGAGCACCGGATTGGTGACATTCAGCACAGCGCCGGGCAGCGGGCTGATTATCACCGCCGACTACAGCTATTACTTTCGGTGTCGGTTCGTCGACGACAGCTACGCTTTCGAGAATTTTATGTTTCGACTGTGGCAGCTGAAAAAGCTCACCTTCATCTCGGTGCGGTCGTGAAGCCTGCTTCGGCCGCCCTTATCGCCCTGCTTAACAGCGGCGAACAATTTATCATGGCCGACCTTTACACCTTCACGCTGGTCGGTGGCGCAACTATCCTGCGTTATTCGGCAGCGCCCACGCCCATTGTCGCCAATGGGTACCTGTTCGCGGCGGGGCCAAAATTCGAACGCTCGAAGACCAAGGTCGTGATCGGCACCCAGGTCGACGAGCTCGACATCAAGATCTACCCGGAGACGACCGACCTCGTCGGCTCGACACCGTTCCTCGAGGCCGCGTGGCAAGGACAATTCGACGGCGCCTTGTTGCAGCTGGAACGCGCCTTTATGGGCGCTGCCGGCGGAGGTTATGGCGACACCAGCGCCGGCACGGTGATCCTGTTCTCTGGACGGATCTCCGACATAGATAGCAGCCGCACCGGGATTGACATGAAATGTCGGTCGCACCTCGAGCTTTTGAATATCCAGATGCCGCGGCGATTGTGGCAATCGAGCTGCACGCATGTCTTCGGCGACGCGCTGTGCCTATTCAATCGGTCGAGTCTCGCTGCAACATTCTCGGCCGCCAATGGATCGACAACGACCGTCATCCAGGGGGCGCCAACGACGAGGACGCCCTACGCGCAAGGGACGATCATCGCCGTCACCGGCGGCAATGCCGGCTACAGTCGCACGATATCGTCCTTTGTCAGCGGTGGCGCCGTAACAGTCAAGCTGGCCTTTCTGTCGCCTGTCGCCGCCGGCGATCAATTCCAGTTGTTGCCGGGTTGCGATCGCACGCTCGCGACCTGTACCAACGTCTTCAATAACGCCGTCCATTTCGGCGGTTTTCCGTACATCCCGACCCCAGAGACCGCGGTATGACCCGCCCTGAAATGGATCCGCGGCGACTTGCCGTCACCGAGGAGGCCCGAGTGTGGCTGGGCACGCCGTATCACCACATGGGCCGGGTCAAGGGTGCTGGCACGGATTGCCTAATGTGATGCTCGCCGAGGTCTGTGACGCCTGCGGCGTCATCCTGCATCTGGAGATCCCATTCTATCCAGCGGATTGGAACCTTCACCGCGACGCGGAACGGTACCTCGATGGCGTCATGCGGCACGCGATCGAAATCTCGGGCCGCCACAGCCGGGCGACGTCGCGGTTTTTCGCTTCGGCCGCTGCTACGCCCATGGGGCGATCGTGGTCGAATGGCCGCGGATCATCCACGCGCGGGTTGCCGTTGGGGTGATCTATGGAGACGCCATGCAGCCAAAGCTAGCCAGCCGCAAACCGCGTTTTTTCGATCCATTCGTTAACATCTTGTGGAACCAAAATGACCGCCAAAAAAACCGCGGCACAGACGCAGCGAAGCGCTGCGCTTCTTGTGGCGTCTATATCATTGTCGGCCCTCATTGCCGCGAGCGCGGCTGCTGGGTACGAGATCGGCAAGAGCAAACCGCCAGAGATCGTGACCGTTACCAAGGAGGTTCCGACCGTCATCACTGAGAAGATTCCTGAGCCATATGAGGTAAAGGTCTATTATCCGGTCGCGTCTCCGATTGCCAAACCGCCCCACGGCCACTGTCCGTCCGTTGCCGATGCTCTCAGTATGTTCGAATTCCTGCAGATCGATCGCAGGGTCGATACGCTTACCGAGGAAAAATAAAAAACCGTGGGCGGCATTTTCGGTTTTGGCAGCAGCGCGAAGCAGCCGACGGCTGCGGGCTCGCTGCAATTCTCATCTGCGCAGCGCGGCGGCTGCATAACGCTCGTCTATGGCACGACGCGCGTCGCCGGGATACAACCGCGTGGCGGGCACCAATGCGATCGGCAGCGATACGCAAGAGGATGGCGTTACGTTGCTGCCTCGCGCCATCACGTTCGGTGCCGGCGCCGGATCAACCGGGCTGGTAATCCAGGGCACACCGACCTCGACCTGGCCCTTTAGGCTCGGCACCATCGCCGGCCTGACGGGCGGGAACGCTGGCTCGAGCCGGACGATTGACGGATTCACGAGCGGCCAGACCATTTCGGTCAAACTCGCGTTCCTATCGCCGATCCAGCCTGGCGATCAATTCCAGATCCTGTCGGGATGTGATCGCATGATGGCGACGTGCATCAACGTCTTCAATAACCAGCAGCTCGGCCAGAAAACCGGACGGTTTGGCGGCTTCGTTTATTCCACTCCCGGAGACAGCAGTTTGATGGACGACGGTTACGAATGCCCGTTTGAGCACCTGCACGATACCGAGGCGGGCGCCAAAGCGTGCAAGCGTGTGGCGGTTACCGGCGAGGCCGAGACGTGGTTGGGCACGCCCTATCACCACATGGGCCGGGTCAAGGGCGCTGGCACTGATTGCCTGATGATGCTCGCCGAGGTCTATGAGGCGGTCGGCATCGTCCCCCACATTGAAGTCCCCTTCTATCCACCTGATTGGCATCTCCATCGCGACGCCGAGCGCTATCTCTATGGGATGATGCGGTATGCGCGCCAAATTCCAGGGCCGCCGGAGCCGGGTGACGCAGCACTGTTCAAATTCGGCCGTTGCTTCGCGCATGGCGCGATCGTCATTGAGTGGCCTTGCCTGATCCACGCCTGGCACAGTGCCGGCGTGCTCTATGCCAACGCGAAGCAGCCCCTTCTAGCTGGGCGCCCGGTGCGCTTTTTTGACCCGTTTGTCTGATGGGCGGAATTCTCGGCGGCGGCTCCAACGCCAAGCAGCAGCGCGCTGTCGGCTCGCTGCAGTTCCAGACCTCTCAGGCCGGCAGCGTGATCCCGTTGATCTACGGCACGACCAAAGTCAGCCCTAACCTGCTCGATTATGACGATTTTACCGCGACGCCGAGCAAGCAAGCCGGAGGGAAAGGCAAAGGCGGCGGGGGCGGCAAAGGCGGCGGCCAGCAATACATGTATTCCGCGTCATTTATTATGGGGATATGCCAGGGGCCGATCACCGGGTTCGGCATGGCTTGGTGGGACAAGAACATCGGGACCGTCGCCGGGCTCCAGAGCATTTCGAGCATTAATCTCGGTGCCGACGGGCAGACGATCGACCCCTATTGGGCAAGTGCCCATACCGCGAAGGCGATCGGCTATTCTGGCACGGCAAACATCGTCTTCGCCAATTATCAGCTCGGAAATACTGCGACTCTGCCAAATTTCAATTTCGAGGTGATTGGCGTCGTTGCCGGCGTGTCGGGTTCCTCGCCCAACGGCTATGACGCCAACCCGGCTCAGATCGTCAGCGATTTTTTGACGAATGCACGCTATGGGGCGAATTTCCCGTCGGCCCATCTTGACCCGGCGATGACGTCCGGCGCCGCTTCGTCCTATGCGAGCTATTGCGCAGCTCTCGGCTTGTTTCTGTCACCGCTGCTCGACCAGCAGCAGGAGGCGCAACAGTCACTTGCCGACATCACGAAGGTGACCAACAGCGCGATCGTGTGGTCCGGCGCACTATTGAACGTCATCCCCTACGGCGATCAGTCGGTCACCAACGCCTTCACCGTGGCGAGCTTTACCGGGGCGCCGAGGCAGGGCGGCGGCGACACGATCAGCCTGTCCTTTACGGACCCGGCATTACAGGGCGGCGTGCCCTATACGGTCACCTACACGACCTTGGCGAATCTACAGATGCCGGGGGCGATGGGCGGGCTCGCCCAAGCAGTTAACGCCGACCCCAACCTCGTCGGGTTTGGCATCCTCGCGTCCGGCGTCGGTCTCGCCGGTGTTATGGTCATCCAGTCAAATCCGACAGGCAACACGACGATCGGCCAATCGGGCGGCGGCGGGATCTCTGCCAGCGGGATCGGCGCGACGACGACCAACACTTTCACGCCGAACACGATGCCAGTCTACAGCCTCGGCGAGGACGACTACATCGTTCAGGAATCGAGTGTCGGGATCAATCTCGGTGTCACGCCTGGCGGTCCAGCGTTGCGTTCCGGCGCGACGCCGATAACCGGCGGCTTTTCTGACGATCCGCTGCATATTATGCGGTCGACCCCGGCCGATGCCAACAACATGATCGAGGTCGAGTGTCTCGATCGACAGAATAACTACAACACAGCGGTCGCCGAGGCATTCGACCAAG